CGACCTTGGAATGGCACAAGCCGCCAGTGGTCAGTAGTTTTTTGTCCAGACCAACGAGATGCAGATTGTGCATTTGAAGCAAAAACACTAAAAGAGTGCAAACAATGGCTCGAAGCCTAAACGGAGAACACAATGGACAGGCAAAAATTCTACAAGATGATGGAACTCAAATACACGGCATCGCTTTACATCATGCTATTTGAGAGCATATCCTTCGCATTAGACGGTAAAGAAGTATATCGGTGCGACAACGACAACGACATGGAGTTCTTTGTCGATCTGATGTACGAAGGTGGCAGTATAGAGAGATTATCAGTAGGCAGATAAACGAAACTTGTTTGATTGAGATAGAGGTCGGTATCGGAAGGTATCGACCTTTTTTTGTATCTTTGGGTCATCAGATAACTGATTCATACTAATCATGGACGGACGAGTAAACAACAGGGGTACGATAGGCAATAAAGGCGGACGACCACCAAAGGCGGATGAGATCAAAGTCATCGAAGCCATGGATGCTGTCATGATCCCGGAAGAAGCGTGGAAGAACCTTGCCAAGTTAGTACAGGACGGAGATGTCCAAGCCATCAAAACATGGTTAGCATACAGGTACGGTCAACCGAAAAAGACGGTCAACCACCAAAACGATGGGGGCAGATTCGAGCGCTTAGAGATTGTCTATGTTGAAGGTGAATAAAAAGGTCTTTGAACCTTTACGGAAGTATGACCTGGTCGTTCATCAAGGTGGGTCGTCATCCGGTAAAACCTACGGCATCCTGCAATACCTTTTCAGTGTAGGCGCAGCGAACCCTAACGAGATCATCACTGTGGTGGGTCAGGATATCCCGAATCTGAAAGTAGGGGCGTATAGGGATGCACAAAACATCTTAGACGATAGTGAAGCACTTCGAGACTGGTATCCTGCCGAGTTGCATAATAAGTCCAACCGATCCTTCCGTTGTGTGAATGGATCTTTGGTCGAGTTCAATTCTTATTCCGATGAGCAGGATGCAAAGAGTGGTAAACGTCAGCGACTGTTTGTCAATGAAGCCAACGGTGTACCTTATGAGGTGTTCGAGCAGTTGCGGATGCGAACCACCAAACAAGTAATTATCGACTTCAACCCATCGGCTGAATTTTGGGCGCATAAGAGACTACAAGAAGCGCACTGGGTGATCACGTCATTCAGGGATAATGCGTTCATATCCCCAGCGGTCCGGGAAAGAATCCTTTCCTACGAACCCACGAAAGAGAACATCGAAAGGGGTACAGCTGACAAGTACCGATGGGATGTATATGGCTTAGGCAAAGTAGGACGGTTAGAAGGCTTAGTCCTTCCGAACTGGGAGAGAGGGAAGTTTCCTGACGACTACAAATGGCGCATATACGGGCTTGACTTCGGGTACACGAATGATCCTACTGCTTTGGTGGAGATACGGCTTCACAGGGGAAATCTGCACGTCAAGGAGCATCTGTATCGGTCGGGGTTGACGAACCAAGATATCAGTAGAGAGATGGAGCGGATAGGCATCGACAGGAATGAGTTGATCATAGCGGATTCAGCCGAGCCAAAAAGCATTGAGGAAATCAACAGGATGGGATGGCATACAAGAGGAGCGATTAAAGGCAAGGATTCCATCAACCAGGGTATCGATATTTTGAAACGTTACAAGTTAATCGTTGAGGGTGAAAATATAGCGAAGGAATTAAATTCGTATATTTGGGCGAAGGATCGCAACGGCAATCTGTTAAACAAGCCGATTGACAGTTTCAACCATTGCATTGATGCTATGCGATATGCAGTATCTTACAAGACACGACACGAAAAATCATTTATTGGCGCTTTAATATGAAAGAACGTATTGCCAACTTCCTTGCCAAGCAACTATCACAGAACCAACTTAATCAAGTTCTCTACCGACCAACGACAGCAGGTGTTCCTTTTGTCCTGAAAGACGATAAAGAGTCATTCATTCGTGATGGATACGAAAACAATCCGAATGTATATGCCATCATCAACACGATCACACGAAGCGCAGCGGTTGTACCTTGGGTTGTTTACCAGGTAACGGATGAGAAGAAACTAAGCGAGTATGGGAGAACGAAAGCAGAACTAAGCATAAAAAGAGAAGTTCTAAAACGAAAGGCGTTAGAAGAGATCCCCGACAGTGATCTTGCCGATGTGATACAACGACCGAATCCCGAACAAGGGCAAAGTGAGTTCATCGAGAATATGCTCGGGTTCATGTTGGCAACTGGCGATACGTACATCCACGGAGTTGAAGCCGATTCCGTCTTTCAGGAGTTGTATGTGATGCCAGCTCACATCACGGAAATTGTTTCAAGCGGTGGGTTGGAATCCCCCATTAAGGGATATAAGGTCAGGGGCTATTCCTACAACATCACGTTAGACTACGCAACAGTGATGCACATGAAATACTGGAATCCCGATTACCGAAGTCCAGGCAGTCATCTGTATGGGATGAGTCCATTGAGAGCTGCACGATCTGTGGTAACGCAAAGCAACGATACCTTCACTGCCAACCAACGAGCGCTACAAAATATGGGCGCAGAAGGGATGCTATCCTTAGAAGATGAATACATCACACCGGAGCAGTTCGGGCAGTTGCAACGAGATATGAAAGCGAGGGTCGAAAGTCCGAACAACTACAAGCGAATGTTGTTAGCGGCTAACAAGTGGAAGTGGATACAGTTTGGTATCAGTCCAGTTGATCTCAACATCATTGAGAGTCAAAAGATGTCTTTGAGAGATCTGTGTAATATCTACGGCATATCGTCCGAGTTGTTAAACGATCCTGATAATAAGACCAACGCTAACAAGAAGGAATCACGAAGGGCGCTATACTACGAAACCGTTCTTCCTATGTTGGATCACTTGAAGTACGAACTGAACCGATGGTTAGTCCCTGCCTACTCACAGCGAGATGGAGTGGACTATTACATCGACTACGACACATCAGCCATCCCTGCATTAGCCGAGGATATGGACAAGGTAGCGGAAAGACTGTCAAGGATTGACGAGTTGACGTTTAATGAGAAGCGTGAAGCGTTAGGCTACGGACGCTTAGATGAGCCGATGTACGACAAGCCTTGGGTCGATATGCGGAAGATGCCAGTGGAAGAAGGGGAAAAATTCATCGACTACCTAAATGCCGATACCAAGTCCCGGTAACGAAACACAGGGTCAGTTCATGAAGCGGTGCATCCGCTTTGTGATGGACGAAGGTACACCGAGAGAACAAGCGGTGGCAATATGCATCCGTCAGTGGGAGCAGGGCAAATCAGGGCAGTATTGGATCAAGTTTGAAAAATCACGAAGGACGTTAGAATCATGGACAGCAAGGCAATTCAGAGAAGCACTAAGGAAATCAGCAGAACCCATCACGGAAGCAAACACATTGTCGGATATGCAGGGCAGGGAATTAGATCCCGAACCGATGAAGAATGCGTTTGTGAGTGTGTATCAAAGGGTGGGCAAGGAGTTTGCGAATGCGATCTACAAGAATCTGACAAAGACAAAGAATGAAGTTCTGTTTACCAGTTGGGATCAGCACATGGAAAACTTTGCGCTGAACCGATCTTTGGACAGCGCTGACTCGATCTTTGGACAGAATCAATAATATCAACCTGGTGAGCATCCAAAGAATCCGGAAAGTCATCAACCAGGGCATCCAAGAAGAACAGGGTACAGACGAGATAGCACGGATGATCCGATCCAGTTATCCGATGAGTATGAGAAGGGCGCAGACCATAGCACGGACGGAGATTGTGAGTGCCAGTAATGAAGGGGCAGTATTGGGCGCAGCATCCACAGGGTTAGACTACAAGAAGGAGTGGATAGCGGCTATTGATTCCCGAACACGGAGTTTCGACAATGGCGATATGTACGATCACATCATGATGGATGGAATGACGGTTGAAAAGAACGAACCATTCATGACACCCACTACAAGAGGAAAAGAAGCGTTAGACTATCCGGGCGATCCAAACGGTTCACCAGGCAATGTTATCAACTGCCGATGCACAGTGGCATTTATCCCCTACGAATGAATGTGGTATATACATCAATCTTTGGTGGGTACGATGATCTTATTGATGATCAGTACAGGATGCCGAACACCGATTACATTTGTTTCACCGATGAAAAGATACAATCAACCTTCTGGGATGTTGTCGTCTGCGAACCCGAATCAATTCCTGTGCGTGATGCGAAGAAATTCAAGGTATTGCCACATCGTTATTTGAAAGAGTATGAGTATTCCATTTGGATTGATGGCAACCTACAATTAAAAAGTGATGTATCGCATTTGATAGATGGATGCAGTTTTATCCGACATCCGCATAGAAATTGTGTATATAAGGAGTTTATGGCTTGTGTTCGATGCAAGAAGGATGATCCGCATATTATGCAAAAACAAGTCAGGCGATATAGGAAAAATAGGTATCCATCAAGAAATGGGATGACCAGTTCGTGTTTCATTATCCGCAAACACAATGATATGATCAAAGTCAATGAAGATTGGTGGGCGGAAATAGAAGCAGGATCGTATCGTGATCAGTTGAGCTGGAATTATGTAGCGCATAAAAACAAGTTTCCATTTCGCTATTTGGAGTTTGACCCATACGACAACGAATACTTTCAATTATACAAACATGGTACTTACAAACATTCCCTACAATCTTGACAAGAACTTAGGTCAGGCGTACAACGATTTCATGTCCCTATTGGGTGAGGACGACTGGGGGGTGTTCTTGGATCACGATGCGATGTTCGTACAGAGAGACTATTACAGAATCCTAACGGAAGCGAGTAAGAGTGAGTTCGGATTGATGACAGCGATGACCAATAGGGTAGGATGTCGGTATCAGTTGCATAAGATCCGAAAGACCAACGACATGAAAGTGCATTTCGACTACGGCAAGAAGATAAGCGAGAAGAAAGAGCCTATCGAGGATATTACCTTCCGGTCACCGTTCAGTGGCGTGGTGATTATGATCAGCAAAAAGACCTGGAATAAAGTCAAGTTCAGGGATGGCTTCTTAGGGGTGGACAATCACATTCATAGGGATGTACGAGATGCAGGAATAAGAGTAGGAATGATACGCCAGTTGTATGTCTACCATTGGTACAGGCAAGACGGAAAGGGGCATCTATGACGTTTATCTACACGGTAGGCGATGGGTCGAAGTATGACGACAAGGAGTTAAGATATTCGTTGAGAAGTGTCGAGAAGTACACCGATGCGGATGTGATTTTGGTAGGGCATAAGCCGTCATGGTATCAGGGGGAATAC